TAGAACTACTTTAGCAACTGCCTTAGTCGATAACACTAGATGGCAGACTTTTGCGTTTCCGCCATCGACAGTTCTCGCAAACAGCGTAATTGTTAGCCCAGATAATCCTTATCTGACTCCTAATAATAATTCACAAATTTCAATTAGTCCTTTTGCCAACTTCAAACTGATTATTACATGTCCTCTTTTTGACAATGAAGGCAATTTGAATGGCATAGAAGATTTTGTAGTTAGAGTGTTTAACCTACTCGCTGCATCTTCTTTCACCTATAATGTAAGCGCAATCAGTGCGCCTAGTGTTCTCAATGCTGCCTCGGGAGACCTTCTCAGTTGCGAGATGTCCGTATCAATCCTAACAAGTTGGAGTTAATCATGTCCGATAACGACAAAGCAAACGCAGAATGGCTCGTGCGAATCGGTCAAGCTGCAACAGCACCAAAACCAGTCACTAAGAAAGATGAGGAATAATAATGGCACAGGGAATCGTAAATAAGGTTGGATTCAAAGTAGGAGCAACAGACCCTGCCTCAATCGATCTTAGCGCGTATGTAACAAGCTTCACATTGACTCGTTCTGTAGATCAGATTGAGACCACAGCTATGGGTGATACAGGTCATCGTTATGTGGCTGGATTGCAGAATAACAGCATTACTGTTGATCTAATCAATGATGATGCAGCTTCTGCTGTATTGCAGTCACTCAATACTTTGTTCGCTACTAACGCATACTTCAAGTGCGCGCTAGATAAATCAACAACAGGTTCAGCTGCTAATCCATTTTACAGTGGGCTAATCTTGGTTGATACAATTACTCCTATTTCAGGAGATGTTGCAAGCTTAGGAACTCAGAGCTTGACTTTTCAGGTCTCAGGAGCAATCACAGTAGCAACAACAGGTACATTCTAAACAACTAAACAAAGGGGCAAATCATGGCACAGTTAAAAGTTACATTTTTAGATGGAAAGGTAGTGCAAGGGGAAGTAACTCCTCTTATCGAATATCTATTCGAACAGCATTACAAGATTGGGTTTCACAAGGCATTTCGAGAAGAAGAAATGCAGACCCAAGTGTATTTTTTAGCTCATGAAGTTGTTAAACGGTTAGGTGAGCCAGTAGATGCAAGGTTGGAGACTTTCATCAGCACTCTAAAAAGTGTTGAGGTGTTGGACTCAGACCCTTTGTCTTAAAGCGCGATCTTCCTTTCACTTACCTCATTGCTCGTTTGAGCATTAGGTTAGGGGTCGCGCCACAGCAGTTACTAGAGTTAGACCCAACAATGCTTCAAGCCTTGTTGCAAGGTCTCAGAGATGAAGCAAAGGAGTCCAGCGATGCCAGTAGAAGTAAAGGGCGTAATCGCACTCCGTAAGGCTCTCAATGCCTATGCTCCAGATTTGGCTAAAGAACTGACAGATGAGATTACAAAGTCTCTCAAAGTAATCCAAAAGGATGCCAGAGGGTTCATTCCTTCGATGGCTCCTAACAATCTTTACAACTGGAATGACCAAGCTAAAGGTCGGCAGATTACTGCTAAGACATCCATGTTTAGAACCTTCAACACGGAAGGCCGCTTGCGAATGTTTCCACTTTACAATGCCGCTGAAATCAAGCGCGGCATTGTTTATCGCACTGGTTATGGAAAGCCTAACGCAAGAGGATTTCGCTCTCTATTTCGCGTAAGAAATAAGTCAGCAGCAGGTGCAATCTATGAAACTGCTGGTCGTACTCATCCTAATGGTGATCCACGAAGCAAATCTAATAACCCTAACGCTGGAGCGAGATTCGTTCAGCAAGGCCCATTGTACGGACGCAAAAAAGCAGGGGCGGGCGGTGACATGCGTGGTCGTGCAATCTTTCGCGCTTGGGAACAAGATGAAGGTAAACAACTTGTTCATATTATGCAAGCTATTGAAAACACTAGGGTAAAGTTTAATAAGCGAGCAACTGTCAGCAGTTCAAGGGAGTCAGCATGAGTAATGTAGTCATTGACATTGCAGCAGAATTTACTGGCAAAAAAGCATTTAAGCAGGCTGACTCAGCGGCTAAGAAATTAACTAAAACTATTGGCGATGTTGCAAAAGGATTTGGCGTAGCATTTGGAGCCAGAGCCTTAGCTCAGTACAGCAAGCAGGCAGTCCTTGCCTTTGCAGCTGACGATAAAGCAGCCAGAGTCCTATCCCGCACTCTTAACAATTTAGGTCTTGCTTTTGCTGATCCAGCAGTCAAGACATTTATATCGGATTTAGAAAAGCAATATGGCGTTCTTGATGATTTTTTGAGACCCGCTTATCAGAAGTTAGTGACCACGACTGGAGATTGGCGTAAGTCTCAAGAGTTACTAAAGACTGCTCTTGATTTAAGTGCTCAAAGTGGTGTTGATGTTGTCTCTGTGGCAGATGATATTGCCAGAGCCTTTGCAGGCAATACAAAGGGTTTGCAGAAGTATGGACTAGGTCTAAGCAAAGCTCAGCTAAGCGCGATGTCATTTGAGGAAGTCCTAACCAGAATTACAAAGATTTCCAATGGTCAAGCAGCTTTAGCGGCGGAGACATACACAGGAAAACTAGATAAACTCAATGTCGCAGCTGCCAACGCTTCAGAGACAATCGGTGGGGCGTTAATCGATGCTTTTGCTACCTTTGCTGGTAATGGAAGCATTGACAAGGCAACTGCCAAGATTGACTTCTTTAGCAAGTTGTTAGCAACTATTATTTCTCCTAAACTCATGGCAGAGGCTTTAGGCCAAGTTGATTTCAAGTTTGGAATTATTCCGACTATGAAAACTCCATTGACTAATCGTTCAAAAAGTCCTGCTGGAACTTATGCAAGAAATCAGGCAGAGATTAAAGCAGCCGCTGCTGCTAAGAAGCAACAGGCCGACCTTTTAGCAAGTAACAAAAAGACATTAAAATCTCAGCAGGATGCCCTCAAACTGGCTAAAGCCAAAGCAATTTTTGACCTACAGAAAATTCAGATTGAAGCAGCTCTCAAGGGTAAGATTTCAGAGGAAGATCGTATTCGTCTAAAACTCATGCAGGCTATCCAAGATGAAAACATAAGCCAGATTGACACATATACAAAAGCCCTTAGTGAAGTCCAAGCCAAAGTAATAACACTTCAAAGCACTCTCGCTGAGGTTTATTCTATGGATGTAGGTAATCCCTTCATCTCATGGGAAATTGGTCTAGATGGAGTGAAGCGAGCTTTGATTGAAGTTAATGGTCAATCTATCGAATTGACTAACACTATTGCTCAAAACTCTCTAGCTGCTGGATTAGCAGGGGGTGCATCATTTGCGGCAGCTTTATCAGGTGCAAGATACGCAGCTCAAGCAGCAGCTGCTGCTGGTGCAAGTGGTGCTACTGGTGTAATGCCACAAGTACCTGCTGGGGCTAGTGGTGGTACTGCTGGTGGCGGTAATAGCACAGTTGTCCAAGTGACCGTTCAGGGTTCAGTCATCGCTGAAAATGACCTTAACCAAGCCATTAACGATGCTCTCGCTGCTTCAGGATGGGCTGGGTCAGCCATTGGATATGGCCGACAGGCAGTTATTACGGCGGTCTAATGGCACTTCCAGCAACCCTTACAGTATCCATTAACTTTGCTAATGGCCCTGCCTATGGAATACCTCTTACCTTAGATGATCCTGCTAAAGGTATTCTTGGCACAAATGTCTTGGCTGATGATGCTGCTTTAGTTATTGATTATTCAACCTCTACAACCAATATCGCTATTCGTAGAGGTCGCAATTTATTGCAAGATACTTATGATGCTGGTCAAGCAACGGTTCGAATCCTTGACCCTAATGGTGATTTCAATCCTCAGAATACATCCTCTCCGATTTATGGCTATCTTCAACCAGCTAGAAAACTCCGAATCTCAGCCAATTATGGCGGTACTGATTATTATCTCTTTTCAGGCTATACAGCAGAATATCGCTATACCTATCCTCAAGGCCAAGAGACTGCTTATGTCACCATCACAGCCTTTGATGCTTTCAAGATATTTAACACTTCAGCAATCACTACAGTAACTGGCGCAGTAGCAGGTGAAACTACTGGCACTCGCATTGGCAGAATTCTAGACACAATTAACTGGCCTGCAACTATGCGAGATATTGACACAGGACAGACAACCTGCCAAGCCGACCCTGCAAGTTCTAGAGCAGCCCTTACAGCTCTCAAGACAGTCGAACTGACCGAATATGGTGCTTTTTACATTGACCCTTCTGGTAATGCGGTTTTCCAAGATAGAGCTTTTACAACGGCATCTATTGGCGGCACTCCAACAGTCTTTAACCAAACTGGAACAGGCATTTCTTATGCCAATGTGAAGTTCGCCTTTGATGACAAGCTTGTCTATAACCAAGCCAACATTCAGCGCACAGGGGGTACTACTCAAACTGCCAGCGATGCCACTTCAATCGATACTTATTTCCTGCACTCATACACTCAACAGAACTTGCTTATGGAGACCGATGCAGTAGCTCTGGACTTTGCTAAGGCTTATGTAGCTTCTCGCAAGGACACCAGCATCCGCATTGATGCTTTGACTCTCGACCTTATGACTGCCAACTATTCTGCTGGAGTAACAGCAGGACTTAGCCTCGATTACTTTGACCCAATCACAATCACCAATACAACCGATAGCGGATCAACAATAACCAAGACCCTACAGGTGCAGGGAGTAAGTCACGATATAACCCCTAATTCTTGGATTACGACTTTCATAACTATGGAGCCAATAATCGATGGTTTCATACTCGACTCGACATTATACGGTATCCTTGGGACATCCGTATTTAGCTACTAGAAGGAGCAGATAATGGCAGCAGGCTGGCCTACGAAGGCTAATTACGCGACAGGGGACGTCCTTAGCGCGACAAACATGAACGACCTTTCAGGAACGGTTAATCTTATTAACCCATCTGCTAAAGGTGATTTATATGCAGGTTCAGCAGCAAACACTTACACCAAACTTTCTGTAGGCGCAAATAACACAGTGCTCACAGCTGATTCCACAACGGCCACTGGCTTGAAATGGGCTACACCTGCAAGCGGTTCAACTTTCTCAGGCGTGTATTGTCGCAATTCCGCTTCTCAAAGTATTGCAAATAATACTTACACAGCGATTACTTTAGATACAGAAATTTATGATGTTGGCGGCTATCACTCTAATGTAACAAATAACACTCGTTTCACAATTCCATCAGGTAAGGCAGGTTATTACCAAATTGCTTTTGGTGGCTATTATCCATTAAATGCGACAGGCGCAAGAAATATTGTTCTTTATAAAAATGGCTCATCTTTTATGGCCGCCACAATTCCAGGAAACTCATCAGTTTATTCGACACTAAACATCTCTGTTTTTAGTTATCTTGATGTTGGAGATTATTTGGAATTTTACACCGTTCAAAGTAGTGGTGGTTCAATTAGTATAGATGTAACTACTGCTGGCGGTGCAGGCTATGCACAAATGTTCTTGATTGGAGCATAAAAATGGAACTATGGGAAAAGATTATTGCAGCATATCCAGAGATTCAGCCGACAGATGACTTTCAAAAACTTGGCATCTTTCTGCAAGATGATTCAGATGGGCTTGGTGCATATATTGCCCAATGGAATTACTCAAAGCCTTTACCTACTGGGTTAAAACTGGGCAAATAGTGGAACACTTGACTAAGATAATTGCTCATGAAGCCAAGATTATCTAGAGCTGCAAGTCAGTTACGCGAGCAGTTCGATGATTCATACCCAAGTCGTGACCGCACATCGGATGGCTGGATCGGTGATAGCCGACACGCATCTCGTCCTAGCGATCATAATCCCGATGCTAATGGCTGGGTTCGTGCCATCGATGTGGATCGTGATGTCAGTGGTCGGAGCAAGCCAGACCTCATGCCAGATATTGCAGATCAGATTCGTCTCTTATGCAAGTCTAAAAGAGAAAAGCGCATTACCTACATTATCTTTGATGGTCGTATCGCCTCAAGCAAAAAGGCTTGGGAATGGCGAACATACGAGGGCTCAAACAAACACAACCACCACTGTCATGTCTCGTTTTCGCAAGAAGCTGACAATGATGGTGCTTTTTTTCAAGTACCTATGTTAGGAGCCAGTAATGAATGAACTAAAGACAGCAGCAGGTTCTTGGGCTAGAGCCTT